GGCAGGTTCGTCGCATGATAGAAACCCCACATGGCCGACTCTTCCGACGTGAGCATTCCGTCGACGATGACCTGCTGCCTGTCACCCTCCCCGGTAAGCAGACCCGGAATCTCCAGCGAGAACAGGGCCGCCACATCAGTAGCAGGGGAGCGGGCAAGCGCACGATAAAATATGAGAGCCTGTGAGCCTGTGTCGGCGGTGATCGAGGGGCCCGGGGTCGTCAAGTCCGTATACAGAGCGGACGTTGTGCCCTCCAGGGCTGACACGGCATGCGAGTACACATGCCGCTCAGCGATCGAGTTGGTGCCCGTCGAAACGAAAAACCCGCCCGACGCCGTGGCCTTCGCGACCGCAGTCTCCAACAAGTTGTCTCGGACCTGCTGGTTGTACAGGCCGGCCGTCAACTCCTGCCCGTCGACGGCCGTCATGGGCGCGGTCCACGTCACGCCTCGGCCGCCTCATACTCGCCCTGCTCCTCCAGCAGTTCGGCAGGCGTTTGGCCGTGAGGGCAGTTCGCCCGAAGCGCCAGATCATGCCCCGACGGAAACCAGTTCCGCGTGCGGGCCAGGGGGCGCTGCATCAACGCATCCCAGATGTCTGCGGCGTTGTCCGGCCACTCCACCTCATGCATGCTGTGACACTCCGGACAGGCGAACATGCCCTGATTTGGATCCAGACGTAGAGCTGCCCCGCACTCGGCGGGGCAATCGGCTATCCACCTGCCGTGGTTAATGTATGCCCGCGCACGCGCGGGCCGCAGCAAGGTCACGGGTCTTGCCTCTCTATTAAGTTGTCTACAGAGCTAGCTGCTGCTGATCCAGCAGGCTTTCGCCCAGAATGAAGATGTCCTCTGGTGACTGGGCTGCGGGCGTACCGAACGCCCCCTCGTCGAAGCCCTTACCGGACACACCGAATGTGAACACCGATGTTATCGGATTCTCCGCGAGCTCACACGCAAAATCCGTTTGATGGTCATGGCCGGCGTCATTGACCCGGTGCGTGATCTTCTCGATAAAGAATTCACCGTTAACGCCCGACTCGGGCTCCACGATGGTGACACGCTCCGAAATGTCCCGGCGCAACTGCTCCCTCATGCGGGTCGCGTTCGCGTTCTTCAACGTGAACGTCACCGTAGGCATGCGTCGGGAACGCAACCCGACGATAGTCTGACCGATCGCCTCCGCGTCCCAACGGCCAGCGAACGGCACATCCCCGTCATAGCTTTTTACGCCATGCTTCGCGATCGACGTGCTGTCTTGCACCGACACGGCGTAAGAACGCACAACGGGTACCGAGGTAGCCCGCAGGCCCATGCCTTGGATGATGCTCGCCGTGTTGGCATGAATGACGATGCCGCAGGTTTGCCCGCTCGTCCTGGTCAGAGTGACCGTGACATCCCCGGTGATCAGCTCGTAGTCCCACGCCTTGGGGAAGTCGTCGTCAGTCAGGTCCTTCTTTACCGGCACAACGGCGTTGTAGAACGGGTCCTCGGTTTTGACCGTGATAGTGCGAGTCTCACCGTGAGATAGCACGTACCGGTCGGTCGTTTCGAACACCCGCGTAATGTAGCCAGGCTCATCCTCATGATGGGGCTGACGCTCATCAACCACAACCGAGAAATCGTTTATAAGGTCTTTCCAGCCGATGTCGTAAGCGAACGGTGGCGAAAAGACCGGCTCATCGCCGTCGGCGTTAAAGGTCTGCTGCGACGTGATCGACCCAGCATCCTGCAGCCTGTGGTGTCGGTCCCGGAAGACGAATCGACCCGACCCGTCGACGGAGCAGAACGCCGGCGGCCCCTCCGAGCGCATCAGCTTCTGGCATGCCTCCCACGCGGGAGTGCCCTCCTCCCACCACCACCGGACAGTCGTGGCCCCGGTGTCGATGTCGCGGGCGCTCGCCGGCCAGCCGGCGGCGTCCAAAACCTTGTGCAACGCCTCACCGGTCTGAAGGGACGGCCACAAGTCCGTACTGATCTTGGCGCTCTGCAGGCGGGTCAAAACGTCCACGGCAGTCATAGCGACCGACCGCTCGTTCTTGTCCGGCTTCAGCTCCCAGCTGTCCAGGTAGCCCCGGAACAGGACGTACGACTGACTCGCGTGGGTGGCCCGAATCAAGACGGTCTTGCCGGGCTCCAGGAAGCCCACAAGGGGCGAGGACGCGTTATCGGGGGTGTAGTCCCGAGATATGTTGTTCAGCTCGAACGCGCAGTCGCCGGGCCGGACATCCGCCAGCGAACGAGCAAGGTCGCGACCATACTCGATGTCGATGTTGGACCGTACGGCCAGCAAGTTGTCCGTGACGTTTTCGCCCACGCCAAGAAGCATCACCTCGTCCAGCCACACGGCATCGCCGGCGTCCGGAGTAGCTGAGCTCTTCAGGGTGAGGTTTGTGCTACTGGCCGCCGCCGTGAAGGAGACGCTCAGCTCCTCCCAATCCTCAAACAGCGTGGAAGCCGACGAGTCGACCCCCGCAGCGGACAGCTTCACCGCCGGACTCCCCACGGGAACCCACACCCAGCCAGTCAGGGTGTAGGTACGCCCGGCGGTCGTAGGGAACGATCGGATGGCGCTGGGGGAGGCGGCACCATCCCATATGACGAGCAGGGACTGGTCACCGGAGTGAGCCCGGCTAGTGGAAACATCCAGCGACGTGATGCCGCTGGCCTCAACCCAGCTGTCTACGCCTGCCTCGAAGCGGCCGACGTCGAGGCCTCCATCGTTGTCCCAGTCGATGAAGGCCTCGTACCTCGCCCGCCGGCCCGCGTTGACGCCGGGGTCGACGGTGGTCGCCCAAAGGGACGCGAGGTCGTCCCAGGTTGCGGTCAGGTCGTTCCATAGCACAGACATGCCGCCGCACCCCTCCTTGGGCTTAGATCCGCCCGCGCCTCTTCAGTTCAACGAACTCCGCGTGGACCATCTCGCGGAACTCTCGATCCGACTTGACATACACGTTGCCGTGCTGGTGGTAGTGCACCTGGCCGCCACCACCGCCCGAACCGGACAGGATCTCCCTGGTTTCCCGGGCGGTTTCAACGCGCTCACCGCCGCGGAACTTCACCATCTCCGGACCCTTCTCGCCGACCAGGTGCCAGCCGGATGTAGCCCCGGGCGTGCCGCGGCCGTACGGAGATCCGGGCACGATGCCCCGGTACCGCCCCTTGATGTACTTAGCGGCGGCCGTCATGTTGGCCAGCGGATCCAGGATGTTGTTCGGCAGGCTCTGGTCCCGATAGGCCTGGAACGTCGACGGAATCACCTGCATCAGACCCTGAGACGCCTGACCTATCTTGGCGTTGGAGTCCCATAGGTTGATGGCCTTCGGGTTGCCGCCCGACTCGGCCTTCATCAGCGCCATGAACGCAGGCAGCTGAGACTGCGAGATACCCGCCCTGGCGAGAGCGACCTTCGCCAGGGGCGTCCACTGTTCGACGCCCGTGAACCCGCCAGCGAAGTCTGCCGGGTTGAAAGTTGACTCCTTAGCCTTACCGAGGATGAAGTCCTTGATGACGGACAGGGTCTTCTTTCCGATGCCGATGGCGATTTTACCGAAGTCGCCGCCTGGCACCGCCTTGCCCAGCATGTCGGTGATCCATCCGAAGGCGGTGTTCAGAGCCCCGGAATCGATGCTGCCGAGGACCATCTCGCCGAGGACCTCAGAGACACCGGACTTGCCCGGCAGGAACAGGTCCATCAGCCCGCCGGCCATGTCCTTCAGGAAGCCTCCAATCCCACCGCCTCCGCCGCCGTCTATGTCCTTCAGCGGGTCCAGACCCTGGGCGACGTTCTTGAGGATGCCGCCCACGTTGCCGAGCAGACCGCCCAGAACGTCGCCGATGCCCCCACCACCGCCGGAGCCAGAACCCAGACCGTCTCCACCCTTCAGGAAGTCGGAGACCTGAGCCCTTGCCGGGCCGGACAGGTCGGGGTGGTTCATCAGCACGGCGTGAATGTGCGGGGACATGCCCTGCTCGACTCCGCGGATCCATGCCGCGAATCCAGCACTCCGGAGGCGAGCCAGCACCGTTCGGTCCGTAGACCGCACATCGACAGCTCCGCCACGGTCGTGAGTTCCGGCCGAAGCCGACACGCCCGTGGAGTACTCACCCTGACTGATCATCCCGATGGGTACGCCGGCCCTCTTCAGAGCCGCCGCAGTGATGCCACCGACGGCGAACTCCTGGCGTCCGAACGCGTCGAAGGACGGCGCCCCCCGTCGGGGTGCGCGCCCGTTGGAGAAGTGATGGTTTGCGGCGTGCACGAAGCCCGCGCCACCAAGGCCGCGAACAGCTTCGGGCACCAACACCCCTTCACCCTTGGACAGTACGGCGGGTACGGTGTCCCTGCCGGGGGCGTAGCCACTAAGGGCACCGCCGTTCCGAAGGTTGACTGCGCCCCCGGTACTGAACCCTGGAACAACGCCGCCCTCAGCGAACTTGAAGTCAACTCTCGGGATCTCGTCGATCTTTACGTTGATCTTCAGGAACGATGTGATTCTATTGAATCCGCCGGTCAGCTTGTTGATGATCCCGGTGACAGCGTTGATGGCGCCTTCGATGACATCGCCGATGCCCCGCCAGGCAGACTTGGCGATATCCTTAAGGGTCGCCCAGGTCTTGCTCCAGGCGGCCTTGAGCTTCGTATTGAAGGTGTTCCAGACGCCCAGAATGCCGTTCGTTGTGAACGACTTCCAAAGTTCCCGGATCGCGTCCCAAATACCCTTGCCTACGGCTTTGATTGCATTCCATGCGCCAGACCACGCCGTCTTGAAGCCGGCATAGAAGGTGTTCCAGATCGCGCGTACGGAGTTCCAAAAGCTTTGCCAGAGAGACTTGATGACGTTCCAGATACCTGAAGCCACCGTCTTGAGCGCGTTCCAGGCGGCAGACCAGGCTGCCTTGAAGCCGGCGTAGAAGGTGTTCCAGATGGCGCGTACGGCAGCCCAAAGTGCCTTCCAGGCAGCCTGGATGACGTTCCAAACCGCTTCCCCGGCAGCCTTGATGGCGTTCCATGCGGCCTTCCAGTTGGGCCCGAAGGCCCGATAGAAGACATCCCATGCGGCACGAAGGGCCGTCGTGAGCGCACTCCACGCCAACTTCAGCGCCGCCCAGACAAGTTCGGCAGCTTTCTTGATTGCGCCCCAGGCGAAGGACCAGGCGGCCTGGAGCGGCCCAGAGACGGCATCCCAGATCGCCTTTATCGCCGCGACGAAGCCGCCCCAGATCTGCTTCATCGAGATCCACACGCCGTTGGCGAATCCCTTGATGACGCCCCAGACGCGCTCCCACGACGCTGACAGCGGACCAGAAACGGCATCCCAGGCGGCCTTAAGCGCCCCAGTAAAGGCGCCCCAGGCAGTCCTGAGGCCATTCCAAACAGCGGTGACGGCAGTCTTGATGCCGCCCCAGATCGTGTCCCAGTGCTTCGCGATCAGCAGGAGCCAGCCGACGGGACCAAGCAGACCTACCAGCCAACCCCACTTGGAACCAATGAAGTTCCAGACAGCGGTGACGGCAGCCTTGATCCCGTTCCAAACAGTGCCAAAGACTTCCTTGACCGCGTTCCAGGTGTACTTCCAAGCCGTCTGGAACCACGTGGTTTTGGTGGCAATCATCGTGATGACGACGGCCAGGCCGCCGATCGCCAAGACGATCCAGCCGATGGGCGTTCCCAGGAGGCCGGCGTTCACGGCAAAGATGGCCACCCGCCACGCCACGAAAGCCGCCGCGATCGCGTACACCGTTTGAGAGTTGAGGGAGCCGAGGAGCTTGACGATCAGGTCGCGTAGGGGCGGGCAGTTCAGCACCAGCCACAGCAGCGGGCTGCGCAGGAGCAGGAAGGAGTTAGCCAGCGCCTTCACGGCGCCCGGGTCAATCGCCGCAAGGCCGCGGAAGACGTCCGTCAGGACCTGAATGGCCCCCGGATTGAAACCGTCCAGGATCTTGACGATGTTCCAGATGGCCTGACCGAACGCCTTCAGCAGGGCGTTGACATTCGGCTGATTCCGGTGGACGTAGTCCAGGAACCGCTGGAACCCACCGCCGTCAGCCCAGCCCCTCAGCTGCTCGGATACGCGAACAAGGGAGCTCCCCAGTCGCTGCGCATCGGCGGAAAACGCCTTAAGCATCGAACCGAAGACGCTGGCAAGGTTCCTGCCCACGGTGACCAGCGCCATCAGGGCCGGAGTGCCGTTAGCGACCAGCCACGCCACCCATCCATCGAGACGGGTGTTCACCCAAGCTTCGAAAGCCTTAGCGACGCTCATGGCGACGGGCGAAACCGACTTCACCACCGGTACGAGCTTGCCGACGGCTATAGCAGCCGCGTTTATGGCCACCGTCGCGGGCTGGAGGGTGAAATTCTGGGTCTTCTCAATGAAGGTGGCCCACGCGGAAGTGACATTGCCGAGCGACTGGTTGAAAGCCTTCTGGGTCGGCGTGCCCATCTTAAGAGACTCGTTGTACCGCCTCTGAGTCTCGTTGACCTTCTTCAGCTGCTCGTCGTAGGCCTTTGTGCCCGGCGTCAGTCCTGCCAGCGTCTCCTTCTGCTGGTCGAGCTGCCGCTTAAGCTTTTCAGACTCCTTCTTAAGGGAGCTGGCGCTTTTTACGGCACCAAACAGGGCGGCACCGAAGATGCCGCCCGCCCCAGCGGCAGCCGTTGCCATCGTTGTGAGAGAGCCAGCCGTGGCTAGCGCCTGGGCGGCGACGGGAATCAGCGATGGAGCGACGGCGGCTGCAGCGATGCCGATCGCTTTCCACCGCTTCGGTATCCCGTCAAGAATGTTCGTGTGGCCTCGCAGATCGTTATTAAAGGCGGCGATCTGCGCCCTGAGGGTGGTTAGGTCGCGACGGGCCTGCGTAAAGCCGTTACCGTGATATCGGTTGAAGATCGAAATGCCGAGTGTCGCGGTGCTAGCCATTACCCGTCCTCGCCTCCCGATTCTTCGGGATCAATCCGCACATCGATCAATTCGTCTTCAGTCGGGGGCAGCCATTCGGAATCATCGAATTCCTCGACGTCCGCGGCAGACCTAGGAGCCTCAAACGACTCGTGAGGGCGCGGATACTTCTCCGGCTGTTCGATCGGACCCCGCTTGCGCGTCTCGCTCGTGAAATGGGCCTGACCCAGGAGGTAGGAAATTTGCTGCAGCTGCTCGTGAATTGAGGCGAGGACCTCGGCCTCCCACTGGCCCCCGAAAGGGCCAGTGGCGCGCTCATTGGCCATCCACTGCGTAAGCTCGTAAGAGTCCAGCGAGTGGAGGAGTTCCTTGCGGGTTTTGCCGAGGTGAGCGGCGAGTCGGAACTGGAAACTCAGTCGCTCGTCTCGTCGAAATCCTCAGTCAGCTCTTCAATGTCCTCATCGGAGAAGCCGTTGATTTCCTGGCACTTCTGGAAGAGCCGATCCAGGGCTGCGGAAGACTTATTGCCGAGTCGGGCAACGTCACCGGAGACAAAAACTCGGTCGCCCTTGGCATTCACCATGCACTTAGAGACCAGTCGGGCGCGAAGGTTCGCAAGGTTCGGCTTCTGCCGGCCGCCCTTCGTGGTGACGGTCGACGCCTCAAACTCGTCCCGCTCCATGCCGGACAGCTCCTTGAGGCGGACAGACCTCTTCCACTCTGGAACGGGGACAACATGGACCTTGATGTCGTCGATGTTGAGAACATCGTCGCGATCATCAACGAGGGGGAACTCTTCGTGGATTTCGTTCTCGCTCATATTAAGTTGTGACTCCAATGCGGGATGCGGGTTTAAGGCATGGGCGGGAGCACCCGCGAACACCCGCCCATGCCGGTCTATGAGGCTGCGTCGGCAATCTCGTCAGCAGCTCTGGCCAAAACCCTGTCCAAGCCGGACTCGAACTTCTTCTCGCCCTGCTCGAAAGTGGAAAGGAACCAGTCGTAGCCTGGGTTCGAGAACCAGCGGCTTTTATCGCCGAACAATGGGTGCCGCCAACCCTTCACGGTGTCCAAACCGCGCGGGATATACGACTCGTTCGGCTGCTTCATTTCGGCGACGACGCGAATACCGCCCTCGCCGCGGTCCTCCACATGGACACCCTTAGCGACCTTCGCCCGCAGGCCGGTATGCCCGGCGTTACGGGGTGTGGGAAGCCCAAGGACCCGTCCGCGGGCCACGTCGGCGAGGTCTTCGGCGTCATCCTTGAGGCTTCGCTTCAGGCGGCCGGGGAGCTCCCTGTCGACCCTCCCCAGGGCTTCAATGACACGGACCCACTCGGGGCCAGTGACGATGTTGAAGCCTAGGGAGGACCGGGCGGCCATCAGGAGGTGGCGCGGGCGATACCCGACCGCTGCGCCGGGAAGGAGACGTCCGTGGCAGACAGGTCGCCGACGTCGCCCGCCAGCGGCGTGTACTCCAGCAGAATGCACGTGGCGGAATACTCGGGGTTGGTCGCCCCGATCGCAGCCGACGTCGGGCGAACCTTGACGACGAATTCGTCTTCGTCATCCCACAGCGGGTACAGGGTGGCGTCGACCTCGCCGGCCGCGAAGTCCTGCTGGAACGAAAGCTCAAAGCTGTCGTCCTTCAGGCCGTGCGCGCGCTCGCGGCCGTCACCGCCGAAGTTGGTGGTGTCGATTTCATCCTTGGACAGGTTGACCGTCACCGAGGAAACATGCGAGGAGAAGTTGACCCCGTTAACCTCGATAAAGCAGTCCCGGAGGACCAGCTTAGCCATTTAAGGCCCCTTTGCTATTTAGTTGTTATTGAGTTATTTCGGGGTCAGCCCATGCGGACGACGGCGCAGGTAACGCCAGTCGCGTTGTCGACGGTCACAGTGCAGCGACCGATGCCCGCCACGGAGGGGTCCGCGTACTCCTTACGGAGCGGTATCCACCGCTCGGTAGGCGTCACGTTGCCGGCCGCGAGCGCGAACGTCGGGTCGGGGTTGGCCGAGCCGTAAGAGTTGTTGCCGGGCGCGACGACGGTGACAGTCTTCGCGTTAGAGTCGGTATTCCGGACGACAAGGAAGGTGTTCTTGCCGTTACCGACTTCGGCAGTGTCAGAAGTTGCTTTAGCGCCCAGCGTCGGCGGAGTCCCCGCGTTCACCAGGGCCTGAGTGGACAGAACAGCCATTGCTCAGGTATTCCTTTCAGAGATTCCGGCCGTCCGTATGGACGTCGACACGGAGCACAGCGCCGATGACATCGATCCGGGCATCGCGATAACCGCCGCCGTACTCGTGCATCGAGGTCACAAAGGCCTGGCAGTCGCTCAGGCCGAGGTCGGGTTTTGCGAAAATGGCGCCGCGCACGCTGCTCGGGCCATCCGAATCCAAAAGGCCGTCCAGGAAGTCCTGGGACTCCTCCGCGTCAGTCCGCTGAACGACGACGTAGACGTTGAAGCGCCACATGTCGTCGCCTCTGGCCATCGCCCCAGTGAAGTCACTGTTATGCGGGTCGATACACACGGCCGGCGTCTGAATTAGATCCGGAATGTAGGTGTAGACGTTCAGTTCTTCCGCGGTAACGGCGGCCTCGATGGTGTCCGCAAGAGCCTGCTTGATCTGCCTGAGGGACGACATCAGCCCACCGGTATTCGATAACGGCAATACCGGGCTAGCTTGCCTGCCGCAATGCGGTTGTCGCGGACGTGGTAGATGTTGCCGAACTGGTCCATGCCGGCAGTGCCGAACGGGGCATCCTTAAGCTGGAACGT